CTAGATAACTTAATGGCTATATCAACACCAAATACTAAAACATACGCCAACGGTGGCGGTACGAGGTTAGTAAAGAGTTAATGGGTCTACCAGCTAAGAGAGAATATACAGATAAACAAATTAAGTTTTTAAATGTTCTTATGGATAACGGGGGGCAAGTCTTAAAAGCTATGGACGAGGCTGGCTATAAGCCGAGTTCCAGAGGTTGGCTTGTAAATACCCTGAAAGAAGAGATCATAGATCGTACAAAGTCTATGTTAGCTTCCTCTAGTGTAAAAGCTGCCAGTCGTCTGATGGAAGGTCTTGACATGAATGGGGATATTCGTGCGAACCATATGGAAATCAGGCTGAAAGCAGCTAATGAAATTCTAGATCGTGTAGGAATAGGTAAGAAACAAGACATTGCTATTCAAGCAGAAGTTATTCATGGGGTAGTTATGCTACCTGCTAAGAAACAGATGAAGGATGTGACACCCAATGGCTGAAGAAAAAAGAGTAGAAAAGGGTGCAGAAGCTGCTAAAAAAGTTTTTCATACTGTTATAATGTCACTTCCTGAGTTTGAAAACGATCCAGATGCTGCAAAAAATCTTGCAAAACAAGTGTCTTTAGAACTTTTTAGAGCAAGTGTTCGTTCAAAAGGTGAACCCTATGAAAAATATAAAGATACAAAAGAGAGTATTAAAGGTATTAAAAACCAAGTTGCTACTACGTTAGGAGCTAGATTTGGATTATCTAAAAGTTCTACAAATAGATTACAGCAAGTAGTAGGGGCTAGTATACAACTAGCTAAAGAAGGAGAAGTAAAAATTCCTCCTCAACGAGTAATAGATCAGCAAGGAGTTACTGTAGATGTAGGAGGGTACATAGACCCTGAAAATAGTACCTATCAGCCTGATATTTCAGCTAGGGTACAAGATCCTTTTGGAGTAGAAGGACTAGCTGTTACAGGACAATTAGTAGGAGATTTTAAAGAACCTATTAGAGATATGAATATAGGAACTTCTTATAGACTTGGTAATGAAAGTGATATTTCGATTGGGGTAGATCCTATTAGTGAAGAAGCAAGAGTAGGTTTTAAAGCTAGATTTAAAAAGGGCGGTAAAGTAAAGAATAAAAATAAAAAGAACTACGCAAAAGGATCTACAGTAAGGACTGCTAATTATTAATGCCTAGACCAAAGCTTAAAGAAGGAGAAAAGGGTAACTACCGTGTATCAATGGAAGAGTACATGCGTAGGGAAGCTCGAAAAAAAGTAAAAGCTAAAAATAAAAATTTACAAAAACAAAAGACAAAAGTAGCTAACCTTTCTCAAGGAGTAAAAAAAGCTAATGAAGCTTTGAACGTACTAGAAAATGGAGGTACGTTAAGCGAGGATTCTTTAGAACAAGCTCCTAAAGCTATAAAAGATGCTATAAAACAAGGGTCACAGATAATATTTAAATCTAATGCTGGCCCACAAGAAGAGTTTTTAGCTGCACCTGAAAAGGAAGTTCTCTACGGAGGAGCAGCAGGAGGGGGAAAATCATATGCAATGTTGGTTGATCTTCTTAGGTTCGCTTCCAATGGTAATCACAGGGCTTTACTTCTCAGGCGTACTCTGGGCGAACTAACCGAGCTTATAGATCAATCTAGAAAGATATACCCAAGAGCTTTTCCAGGCTCTAAATTTAAAGAATCGAAGTCAACATGGGCATTTCCTTCTGGAGCTACGGCTACTTTCTCATATGTAGATAAAGATTCAGACGTTACTAGATATCAAGGGCAAAGTTTTACATGGATAGGTATAGATGAACTAGGACATTATCCTACACCTTATGTATGGAACTACCTCAGATCTAGGCTGAGAACTACCGATCCAGATATAGAAACGTACATGAGAGCAAGTGCTAACCCAGGAGGAATGGGCGGTTGGTGGATAAAAAAGATGTTTATCGACCCTACGATACCAAATCAACCCTTTTGGGCTACGGATGTAGATACTGGTGCAGTATTAAAGTATGGCCCTTCTCATGCTAGAGCAGGACAACCTTTATTTCAACGAAAGTTCATTCCTGCTAGATTGACAGACAATCCATACCTGATGCACTCAGGAGAGTACGAAGCTATGTTGCTTTCTCTGCCAGAGGTAGAGCGTAGAAGATTGCTAGAGGGTGATTGGGACGTTGCAGAAGGTGCTGCTTTTTCAGAGTTTGACAGGTCTGTACATGTTGTAGAACCTTTTGAAGTACCTACTAACTGGCCTAGAATAAGAGCAGCAGATTACGGATTTAGTTCTCCTTCCTGTGTTCTTTGGGCAGCGATAGATTGGGATAGTAATATATGGGTCTATCGGGAGTTGTATAAAAAAGGACTAACAGGAGAAGATTTAGGAGATTTGATCGTACAACTAGAAGCTTTAGACCCTCCTATGCAAATATCTGTACTTGATAAGTCTTGCTGGTCTAAAACTGGCATAGGGCCGAGTATAGCAGAAACGATGATGACAAAAGGAGTTAGATGGGTTCCTTCTGACTCTAATAGAATGGCTGGTAAAATAGAAGTACACCGAAGATTAAAGATGGACGATATAACAGGTCAGCCTAGACTTAGAATAGCTTCTACCTGTACAAATTTAATAAGAACTCTGCCTACATTACCTTTGTCAAAAACCAACTCAGAAGATGTAGACACAAAAGCGGAAGATCATGCGTATGATGCTCTTAGATACATGGTTATGATGCGAAGATTGAACTATAATTTAGAAAGCTTTTCTCGTAGAATAAAAGATAAACCAATGGAAATGGCAGATGCCGTTTTTGGATATTAATAAAATTAACATCAATATTAAAGGAGATTAAAATGCCATACGGTTATAAATACCCAGGAATGAAAGAGATGATGGGTAAAGTTAAACAGGGAGATTTAAATAATGTTCCAGATGGAAAGTTGTTTCGGATGCCTTTGGAAAAGAAGGTTCTAGCCGAGCCAGATCAAAGCCAATTTTCAGACCAGTCAAATTCTAAACCAGCTAATAGACATGTGGATGGTTCTATTGACCGTTTGCATGGAGACTACTCACTTCAGAAAGATTTTTCATAGATAAGGAAAAGGGCATATGCCACCTGATGATATAGAATTAGATGAGCCTATCGAACTAGATCCTGATGAAGTATCGAATCTTGCAGGAGTTATAAAAAGTAAATTTACAGATGCTGAAGAAGGTAAACGGGCAGATGAACTGCGTTGGTTAAATGCGTATAAAAATTATCGTGGAATAACAGACGCATCTTCACAGTATAGATCTTCTGAAAAGTCAAAAGTATTTTTAAAAATTACAAAAGTAAAAGTGCTTGCTGCCTATGGTCAGTTGACCGATATTCTTTTTGCAAATAAAAAATTTCCTATAACTATAGAACCTACTCCTGTACCTGAAGGTGTGGCTGAGTTTGCTCATTTAAATATGCAACAACAGCAGCCTACAGGCCCAGAAGGTTTCGAAGGAGATGGCAAGGAACTATTACCTGGAGCATTAGAAGCTACAGGAACGAGTAACAATCCTATGCTTGCAGGATTAACTGCTAAGTTCGGGCAGTCAGATAACCTTGTTCCAGGCCCAGGCTATATGGGAGAACCCCAGATAAAACCAGCAGCCGAGACAGCTAGAAAAATGGAAAAGGTCATAATGGATCAGCTTCTAGATACTTCTGCTGTAAATGTTCTACGCCATGCTATTTTTGAATGTTCTTTACTTGGAACTGGTATTATAAAAGGCCCATTTAACTATAGTAAAAAAGTACACCGTTGGAGAGGCACTGGAGATGATAAAGAATATGATCCTTACGAAAGAACTGTTCCTAGAATAGAAGCAGTTAGCTGTTGGGATTTTTATCCCGATCCTAGTGCTACAAACATAGAAGATTGTGAGTATGTAATTCAACGGCATAGAATGAACAGGGAGCAGGTTCGAGATCTTATAAACAGGCCGTACTTTGATGAAAAACGGCTAGAATTATGTTTAGAACAGGGGCCGAATTATGAAGAGAGGCATTTTGAACCTACTATTCGTTCAGATAATGATCCTATTAATGATAGCAATAGGTTCGAACTCTTAGAATATTGGGGTATTTTAGATTCTACTTTAGCGGAAGAAGCTGGTATAGAATTACCAGCAAGTATGTCCAGTATGACATCTGTACAAGTAAATGTATGGGTTTGCTCTGGCATGGTAATTCGAGCAGTTGTAAATCCTTTTACCCCTATGCGTATTCCTTATCAGGCATTTCCTTATGAATTAAATCCCTATCAATTCTTTGGTGTAGGCGTAGCAGAGAACATGGAAGATGCTCAACTTCTTATGAATGGTCATATGAGAATGGGTATAGATAACCTAGCTCTTGCTGGAAACTTAATATTTGATGTAGATGAAGCACAGTTAGTACCAGGACAATCTATGGATGTATATCCTGGCAAAATATTCAGGAGACAGACAGGTGTAACTGGTACTGCTATAAATGGCCTTAAATTTCCTAACACAGCACCTGAAAACTTACAGATGTATCAAGTAGCCCGTCAGTTGGCAGACGAGGAAACTGGTATTCCAAGTATTGTACACGGTCAAACAGGTGTAACTGGCACAGGTAGAACAGCATCTGGTTTATCCATGCTTCTAGGTTCTGCTGGCCTTTCTATTAAGACTGTGATTAAAAATATTGATGATTACTTACTCAAGCCTATGGGAGAGGCATATTTTCAATGGAACATGCAATTTAATGATTTAGATATAGAAATTGTAGGAGATTTGGAAATTAAACCCAAGGGAGTAGCTGCTGTGATGCAGAAAGAGGTCAGATCTCAACGATTGACTACACTTTTACAGACTGTAAGCAACCCAATGCTAGCACCCTTTATTAAAATTCCAAACTTAATAAGAGAGATAGCCGTGTCACAGGATATAGATCCAGATGAACTGGTAAATGATCCTAACGAAGCTGCTATCTTTGCTGATATATTGAAAGGAATGGTAAATGAACAAGGAACAGGCGAAGCTCCTGCTGCCACTGGTCAACAACAGGCAGGGATGGACGGGGCTGGAGGAGT